TTACTTGTCAAAAATGGCTATTGCATCGTGTTTTTTCTGAGTATATAAATGGCTGTAAGTGCCCATCGTTTCAGTGATTTGAGCATGTCTCATGAGTGACTGTAAAACGAAAATATCTACACCATTATTTGCAAGATAAGATGCATAAGAATGTCTTAACGCGTGAATGTTATAATGGGGGAAAGCTTTTTGGAATTTCTTTTGAACATGACTGTAATGTTTGGGAGCCATTCCTCCGAAAATAAAATAACTACGTTCATCAAAATATTTATTTAACTCTTTTTCACGTTGGTGTCGTTCAGTTAACATTGTATTGATGAATTTAGGTAAAGGAACAATATCCTCTGAACTATCTGTTTTTGGTCTCGGAAATATAGTTCTATTAGAGATGTCCATTGTTTTATTTATGGATATCTCTTTTTTGTATTTATTGTAGTCTGTCCAAACAAGAGCCATAGCTTCGCCAATCCTTAAACCTGTATAAAACATTAATGTAAATAACTCTCTGTAATCTTGCTCTTCAATGTCTTTGATTCTTTCTTCAAATTCTTCACGCATCATAAACTTAGGTTTTGGCTTTACACGCGGAATAGGTTTAATTGATATTGTTGGATCTGTACGTAATCCAAAGTATTTTTTGGCATAATTAATTACAACTTTAAAACCTGACCAAATTGTACGAGCAGAATTTGTTGACGCTACATTCTCTATTAGATATTTACGAAACTCTTGGCATTGATTTTGCGTTATCTTATTCATTTTTATGTGCCCGAACTTAGCTTTAAAGTGTTTATGATATTCATTTTGTTTGCGTCGTTTTGTTTTAGGTCTCAAATCGCTATTTTCTAAATAATGATGAAAAACATAATCAAATGTTTTTGAATCGCTATATCCTTCGTTTACGTCATTCAAAAAGATAGCCTCTGCTCTCTTAGCTTCACGCTTAGTTGAAAAACCGCGTTGCATCTTACGTTTGTTATTACCGTATACATCTTTATATCTAATGGAAAAATACCATTTACCTGTATTATCATCCTTATATACTGGCATTTTGCTTCTCCCTCCTCAAAATTGGCAAAAAAATAATAAGGGTAGGCGGGCTACCCGAAATTTAGTACTAGGTACTAAATGTGATATAATAAAATAAAAAGTAGGTGATGAAATGTGCGTAAAGTTTACTGACGCAGAAATAGCTTATATAAAAGAATCAGTTGAAAATTATAGTAGTGAATTTGATATTTATGACGATGAACAAGAACTTAAATTAAAAATTTATGAACAAATTATGTTAAAAATAGAGTCCGAATACAAGGATATCTATTTATTCCGTCTTATTAATTGATTTACTGTATTCGGTTAATATTCTTTCGTTTTCATCAACGATGTCCTTTAGTGTGTTTAAAAGGAAGTCGCAATCACCTTTGGCTACTGCACCGGCTTGTGAATGGTTGATTATATTTCTCATACTATAAGCAATTTCTACCCGTTTTTTGGTTCTATAATTCACTTTACCCTCTTTAGTTAATTCTCCTAATAATTTGGTGTACATAGTTGAATCGGTGTCTTTATGTTTGATTTTATTCACTTTTTTTAATTTGATTAAAAACGTCTCTATAGCAACAGCAAAGGTTGCTGCAGCTGGCAAATACAACTCCCTTTTATAAGCTTGTAATCCTTGTTCTATTTGATAAGAAAAAGTTATATCATCAACAATCTTTTTCATGCTATTTAAATCTAAGTGGTTGAACGGTTGTATTTCATCATGTGCTTTGTTTATCAATTTCTCTTTCGACTTCGATATCAATGTATTGTAATGATCGTTAGCTAATCGTTTGCCATAATTAAAAAATAAATCTAAATTGTTTTGTATTATTACAGTCCCGATATATTTTCCGTAGTAAATAGACGTGTAATAAATGTAGTTATTAAAATCTAATAATCCGGATTGTTCTTCTACATACTTTTTAGAATCATATATGTATGAAGTAAAGTGTTTAGACAAATGTTTGATATCAGTATTACGAAAATTATATATTTCTTTTAATTTACTGTCATTTGAGATAACAACGATGCAAGGTTCTTCAAAAAAAGATTGATTTAGATAAAATATCGAAATCTTGTAATCGTCTTTTCTCATGAATGGGAAGGCTTCCGGATTACTACTAAACTGATAAATGTATCTGTTTTCAACTACATATTTGTAACCTTCTAAAAAATTACGCAAGTATTCTTTTAAAGTTTTATTCTCTTCCATCCCTCATCCTCCTCACGCCACACAAGCGCTATTAATCAATATCCAATAATTGTTGTTTTTTCTTATCGAACTCTTCCTGAGAAATTACTCCGACATCTAATAATTCTTTATATTTTATTAATTCATCAGCAACAGAAAAACTCATTTTTTCAGAATTGGATGGTTTCATAGAACTTTCTCGAATAGAGATTTGTTCTTGTATTGTTTCCGCCATTCTAGATACAGTGTTTTTTGATATGCTTCCTATAGCGATACTTGATGAACCGTGATGTATAATTATTTCGCCAAAAAGAAGTCCTTTTTTATACGAAACAGAATTGATTTTCTCGAATGGAAATTCATGAAATTTCAAACCATATATCATACCTTTATCTAAGAATAACAATCTTAGATCAGTACATACTATTAAGTAGGTATTATTATTGTACAATCCCGAAGTTACATACATTATGTTTTCATTATCTTTTAAAATCATAGGTAGTTCTTTCACTTCTTTTTTTGTACCAAACAAATCCTCTACACCTATTTCGCTAAATCTTTGGTAGATTTTAGATAAGTTTTCGTCAGATTTATTGATTTCACTTTCAAATTTCACTTCTTTTCTAGGTTTACTTTGGTATTCTTTTAAAATTTCTCTTTTGTCTTCAACAGATAGTTGCTTGTATTGTTTCTTTTCTTCTTTTGTTTTAGTTGCTAAATATTGACTCTCAATCATACTTTCTTTGAACGTTAATCTGCTCTTAGGTAATTCTTTCATGTTCATTTCTCCTTTATTTTTTGATTGTTAAATCGTTAGATCATAAGCATATTTAAATTCATTTATAAAATCAGATTTGCTTTCCATTTTCTCTTCTAAAAAACTTAAGTAGTTTTCTGCGTGGTAATTTTCGTTATTTGACATATAGTCGTTTAACCCATTGTGTATATGTCTTCTGATTACTTTTACCGCTATATGGATCGCTTGAAAACTCATTTGATACTTGTACGAAATTTGCTCAATATTAAAGTTGTTTATATATTTGTATCTTATATGTAAAGGAAACAATAAACATGAAGCAAATGAGTTTGCTTCATATTCTTCAGCAATCCTTCTATAATAATCTTTATATGTGAATGTTTTATTTAAATTAACTCCAGTATGTCCCATTATAAAATGACCATATTCATGAGCTAAAGTAAATCTTAGACGATTCATAGGCAGTAAATCGTTATAAACTATAATCGCTTTGTCTCCTTTTCTAATATGAAACGCTTCTTCTGAACCGAAAATAGAAGGTATTTTAAAATATAAAGTGCCAGTATTCTGAGAAAATTCAGAGAAAGTCACTAATTTAATACGTTTATCTTTTGAGATAATTTCAAATATATCTAAAGGAAAAGATAAGTTATATAGACCATTTGTGATCTCGTAAACTGCTTTCGCAGATTTAAAAAAAGATTTTTCATAATTTAATTTCAATTAAAAAGCCCCTTTGTTACTTAGTTAAATCATCCCAATCATCAAACATTGCTTCTAATATAGTCAAAGCTTTTTGCCTTTGTGCCTCCGTCATATTTTCTGTAGCTCGATGCATAATAAGAATATCTTCACTTTTATCTTCTCCGGAGTACTCATCTTTTTCTCTACCTAATAAGTAATCAACTGATACATCGAAGTGATCGGCAATTTTTTGCACCTTATCAATGCCTGGTTTGGTTTTCTCCCATCTTCTGATTTGTCCGTTTGAAAACCCTAAAGTTCTCTCTAATTCAGCAAAAGTCATACCTTTTGAATTGCACAAATTACGGATTCTTTGTACTAGATTCATAAATTTCTCCTATCACAGATTAACTTTTTCGCTATTTTTGTTGACAATTAGCATAAAAGTTAATATACTGTATTTAAGCTTTAAATTTAGCTTACTAAACACATAACAATTATTCGTTGGGGAACGAGTATTCAATACCTTTATGACAGGCATTACGAATTGTTATAGGTTTATTAAACTATGCTTAAATATTAGCATAAAAGTTATTGGTGTTCAACAGATAATTTATTTGCTTAGAAAAAATGTTATAGGAGGTGCTAATATGTCGACAACAGATTTCGGCTTGAAAGTGAGAACGGAATTATTAAAACGCAACATGACAAACAAGCAACTTGCGGAAATGCTAGAAATTTCAAGTGCTTACTTATCGGATATTTTACGTGGACGTAGAGATGCTTTTGAACAAAAGAAACGTATTGCGAAAATTTTAGAAATTAAAGAAGAGGTGAAGAGTTAATGAATGAAATTAAAACTTTCAGTGACGACATGTTTTCAATCTTAATCAAACAAGATAATGAAAATAATTTATTCGATTTAGAAACTGTCGCAAAAAGTTTGGGGTTCACTCAGTTTAAAAACGGCAAACAATATATTCGTTGGGAAACTATCAATAAATATTTAGGTAAATATCTTTCCCAAGAAGTTGGGAAAGGCGATTTCATACCAGAACCAATGGTATATAAGTTGGCTTTCAAAGCAGGTAATGCTGTAGCAGAAAAATTTCAAGATTGGTTGGCGATGGAAGTCCTACCAGCTATTCGCAAACACGGTATCTACGCAACAGACAATGTAATTGAACAAACATTAAAAGATCCAGACTACATCATTACAGTGTTGACTGAGTATAAGAAAGAAAAAGAGCAAAACTTACTTTTACAACAAGAAATCGGAGAACTAAAACCCAAAGCAGACTATGTAGATGAAATCTTAAAGTCAACTGGCACATTAGCCACAACTCAAATCGCGGCAGACTACGGTATATCAGCACAAAAGTTAAACAAACTACTACACGAAGCTAGACTACAACGAAAAGTAAATAAACAGTGGGTGCTTTACTCAGAACACATGGGCAAGAGTTACACAGATTCAGACACTATAACAATTGTGCGTTCTGATGGCAGAGAAGACACAGTTTTACAAACTAGATGGACACAAAAAGGCAGATTGAAAATACATGAAATCATGACTGAATTCGGTTATGAAGCTAATTTAGGGGGAGCGTAAATGACACCAGAACAAAAAGAAAAGCTAAACAATATAGTATTAACACTTTATGCAGTTAAAGAAAACAAAAGTCAAACATACACACACAAAGATACTCTTACTGTGACATATGCAGGCGAGATTGAGCACACTTACGAAGTCGACAGAGAGAAACACCTTGAATCAATGATTGAGTGGGCAATTGACCAAATCGAACAGCACTTTGATTTAGACGAAGAAGAATAACACACAATTGAACAAACAACTTAATAGGAGGAATTATCAATGAACACACTATATAAAACAACCCTCCTCATCACAATGGCAGTTGTGACGTGGAAGGTTTGGAAGATTGAACGAAATACGAGAAAGCCTGTAATCAATCGGAATGATTTTAGTAAAGAGTCTACAGCAGAAACGATTGAGCGACACAGTGATCCTGATTCAGGAATAAAACTACTTAAGGCATTTTCCGACTTCACTAAACAAGCTGAAAAGCAAAAACCTACACTAGGAGAAGTTTATAGACGGAACAAACCTGAATTACCAACCGTTACTTTAGACGAAAACGGACTGTTTATAAATGATTTTAGGGTGCCTTATGTACTTGAGGAAGGGGTTAACGTAAAGAAATCTATGAACAACCTATATAAGGTCAGTTTGGACTTTTTCGCTAAAAGTATTATTGCAGATAATTACGAAGCAGATAACCCAGAGAATCAACAGTTATTTTAAAGGAGGAAAAGATATGATGAAAAATAGTTTGCAAGCTAAAGAACTTGCGGTAATTTTATCTGTTTCTAAATCCAAAGCAGGACAAATAATAAGAGAACTGAATAAAGAGCTTGAAGATGAAGGATACATTGCGATACGAGGCAGAATACCAGTCCAATTAGCTAGGAAAAAATTCCCTTATCACGACTTATCAGACCAGAGAATAATGGAGGAGTTGAAAAAAGAAAATGAGTAACATTTATAAAAGCTACCTATTAGCAGTACTGTGCTTCACAGTCTTAGCGATTGTACTCATGCCGTTTCTATACTTCACCACAGCGTGGTCAATTGCAGGATTCGCAAGCATAGCGACATTCATATTTTATAAGGAATACTTTTATGAAGAATAAAAAAAACTGCTACTTGCGCCAACAAGTAACAGTATCAAGTACTTAAGAAAAATTTCAAGTTAAATATAAAACGAAACAAGGAGGAAGTCAACTATGACTAAAAATTATAAAGACATGACTCAGGACGAAATAAAAGACTTATTATCTGAAAAAAGCGGAGAATTGTATGAATTAGCGAAAGAAATTAAGGGAGAAAGTAAATTTGATATTTTGCTTTTCTCATCAATAGGAGTTATCGACGGAGATTATTTAGCAGGTTCAAATTCTGTGATTGGTCATACTTTCGATCTTGCTTCCTTATTGGATAGCACTAAGAGTTATAAAGACATTGTCAATGTTCTCCAAATGTGTAAATCACAAAAATTTCTCGGTATTGATGACGACAAGGAGGACTAAAACAATGTATTACGAAATAGGCGAAATCATACGCAAAAATATTCATGTTAACGGATTCGATTTTAAGCTATTCATTTTAAAAGGTCATATGGGCATATCAATACAAGTTAAAGATATGAACAACGTACCAATTAAACATGCTTATGTCGTAGATGAGAATGACTTAGATATGGCATCAGACTTATTCAACCAAGCAATAGATGAATGGATTGAAGAGAACACAGACGAACAGGACAGACTAATTAACTTAGTCATGAGATGGTAGGAGGTCGCTATGAAGCAGACTGTAACTTATATCATTCGTCATAGGGATATGCCAATTTATATAACTAACAAACCAACTGATAACAATTCAGATATTAGTTACTCCACAAATAGAAATAGAGCTAGGGAGTTTAACGGTATGGAAGAAGCGAGTATCAATATGGATTATCACAAAGCAATCAAGAAAACAGTGACAGAAACTATTGAGTACGAGGAGGTAGAACATGACTGAGGAAAAACAAGAACCACAAGAAAAAGTAAGCATACTCAAAAAACTAAAGATAAATAATATCGCTGAGAAAAATAAAAGGAAATTCTATAAATTTGCAGTATACGGAAAAATTGGCTCAGGAAAAACCACGTTTGCTACAAGAGATAAAGACGCTTTCGTCATTGACATTAACGAAGGTGGAACAACGGTTACTGACGAAGGATCAGACGTAGAAATCGAGAACTATCAACACTTTGTTTATGTTGTAAATTTTTTACCTCAAATTTTACAGGAGATGAGAGAAAACGGACAAGAAATCAATGTTGTAGTTATTGAAACTATTCAAAAACTTAGAGATATGACATTGAATGATGTGATGAAAAATAAGTCTAAAAAACCAACGTTTAATGATTGGGGAGAAGTTGCTGAACGAATTGTCAGTATGTACAGATTAATAGGAAAACTTCAAGAAGAATACAAATTCCACTTTGTTATTACAGGTCATGAAGGTATCAACAAAGATAAAGATGATGAAGGTATCACTATCAACCCTACTATCACTATTGAAGCGCAAGAACAAATTAAAAAAGCTATTACTTCTCAAAGTGATGTGTTAGCTAGGGCAATGATTGAAGAATTTGATGATAACGGAGAAAAGAAAGCTAGATATATTCTAAACGCTGAACCTTCTAATACGTTTGAAACAAAGATTAGACATTCACCTTCAATAACAATTAACAATAAGAAATTTGCAAATCCTAGCATTACGGACGTAGTAGAAGCAATTAGAAATGGAAACTAAAAATTAATTAAAAGGACGGTATTTAATTATGAAAATCACAGGACAAGCGCAATTTACTAAAGAAACAAATCAAGAAAAGTTTTATAACGGCTCAGCAGGGTTTCAAGCTGGAGAATTCACAGTGAAAGTTAAAAATATTGAATTCAATGATAGAGAAAATAGATATTTCACAATCGTATTTGAAAATGATGAAGGCAAACAATATAAACATAATCAATTTGTACCGCCGTATAAATATGATTTCCAAGAAAAACAATTGATTGAATTAGTTACTCGATTAGGTATTAAGTTAAATCTTCCTAGCTTAGATTTTGATACCAATGATCTTATTGGTAAGTTTTGTCACTTGGTATTGAAATGGAAATTCAATGAAGATGAAGGTAAGTATTTTACGGATTTTTCATTTATTAAACCTTACAAAAAGGGCGATGATGTTGTTAACAAACCTATTCCGAAGACAGATAAGCAAAAAGCTGAAGAAAATAACGGGGCACAACAACAAACATCAATGTCTCAACAAAGCAATCCATTTGAAAGCAGTGGCCAATTTGGATATGACGACCAAGATTTAGCGTTTTAAGGTGTGGTTTAAATGCAATACATTACAAGATACCAGAAAGATAACGACGGTACTTATTCCGTCGTTGCTACTGGTGTTGAACTTGAACAAAGTCACATTGACTTACTAGAAAACGGATATCCACTAAAAGCAGAAGTAGAGGTTCCGGACAATAAAAAACTATCTATAGAACAACGCAAAAAAATATTCGCAATGTGTAGAGATATAGAACTTCACTGGGGCGAACCAGTAGAATCAACTAGAAAATTATTACAAACAGAATTGGAAATTATGAAAGGTTATGAAGAAATCAGTCTGCGCGACTGTTCTATGAAAGTTGCAAGGGAGTTAATAGAACTGATTATAGCGTTTATGTTTCATCATCAAATACCTATGAGTGTAGAAACGAGTAAGTTGTTAAGCGAAGATAAAGCGTTATTATATTGGGCTACAATCAACCGCAACTGTGTAATATGCGGAAAGCCTCACGCAGACCTGGCACATTATGAAGCAGTCGGCAGAGGCATGAACAGAAACAAAATGAACCACTATGACAAACATGTATTAGCGTTATGTCGCGAACATCACAACGAGCAACATGCGATTGGCGTTAAGTCGTTTGATGATAAATACCACTTGCATGACTCGTGGATAAAAGTTGATGAGAGGCTCAATAAAATGCTGAAAGGAGAGAAAAAGGAATGAATAGACTAAGAATAATAAAAATAGCACTCCTAATCGTCATCTTGGCGGAAGAGATTAGAAATGCTATGCATGCTGTAAAAGTGGAGAAAATTTTAAAATCTCCGTTTAGTTAATACAGGTTTTTACAAAAGCTTTACCATAGGCGGACAAACTAATTGAGCCTTTTTTGATGTCTATTACCCAGGGGCTGTAATGTAACTTTAATACTTCAAATTCAATGCCAGAAAGTTTACTTATTGTTTCTAGGTTGTGTCCTGACTTTAACATTCTTTTAACAAATTCTAATCCCGAAACAAATCTTTGTTTTTCTATAATCTTATTAAAGTGATTTAAAAACTGAGGAGCATAAAACTTATTATAAATTCCTTTTTTTGTTAAGTAAGACATGTCAAAAGTTTCATTTAAAACCCCTAACCTTACTAGGTTATTAATTGAAATTTCGGTTGATTCTATATCTAACGGAGAGTCTTTTATTAACGTGTCCGATATATTCATACCGTCATTCTTTGGGTTTAAAACCGCTCTATATTTAACGGCAGGATGTACTTCGTGATTCTTTAAATGTTTTAAAAGAATAGCATCATTTGGGGATAATTGTTTAATTATTTCAACAAATGAATGGTGGGTTAATGAGTTTTTTCTGTCATCCATAGATGATGCTATTAGTTTTGCGAACATATTACTTAAAGTTTTTTCACTAATGTAAAACTTTGAAGCTTCTAGAGCAGGACCTAGAAGAGAAAATTGTGGTTCTTGTAAATTATTTTCAGGTACAGAAGATATTTCTTTTTTAAATTGTTCTTTGAATTTTTCAAATTCTACTTCTCTTTGATAAATAACTTTATCCACATAAAGGTGGAATTTCCCAAAGACAAGTTCCCAAGTTTTAGAGAATGTTTCTACAGGCCCTTTTGATGCGCCTTCAATAATTTTATCAATACCTTTACCTAAAATAGGATCCATAATTATTCACCCCCAATCTAACGCAATAGCGATAACAAAATTATACCAGAAAGGAGATAACGAAATGGCAACATTTAGAACGATAAAAGAAAGTGGCGATTTTGTAACTGTGCATAAATCTTTTGTGTTCGATAGTAATTTAAGTGCTAAAGCTAAAGGGATATTATTGTATTTCCTAAGTCGTCCTGACAATTGGCAAATATACACGTCAGAAGTAGTTAAACATATGAATGATGGACAAAAATCAATCAATAGTGGCGTTCAAGAACTTATGGATAATAAATATGTTCACAGAATACAAAAAAGAGCTGAAAACGGTGTGTTTAAAGGTTTTGAATACTTAGTTTACGAAAAACCAACCGAAATGCCATTTTCGGCAAACGGATTATCGGCAAACGGGTTTTCGGAAAACGGAAAAACGGAAAACCGAAAAGGGCGTACTACTAATAATAATAGTACTAATAATGATTTAACTAATAATAACAATACTAATAATGATGGAAGTATATTGTCGGGCAACCCGACTGTGTATTCCATTCCCTATAAAGAAATTATCGAATACTTAAACAAAAAAACAGGAAAGCATTTTAAACACAATACAGCTAAATCAAAAGATTTTATTAAAGCAAGATGGAATCAAGATTTTAGGTTGGAGGATTTTAAAAAGGTGATTGATATCAAAACAGCTGAGTGGCTAAACACGGATAGCGATAAATACCTTAGACCAGAAACACTTTTTGGCAATAAATTTGAGGGGTACCTCAATCAAAAAGCACAACCAACTGGCATA